GCGATTGACGTTATTTTCTACGTGGCGGCAATCGTCTTTTTCGTATGGGGCTTTTTTCGGCTGAACGCAACTGCGGGAATCTTTGCCACAGGTTTTGCATGCATTATTCTAGGACTTTTGAGTGAGGCTGTTGCCGGCAAAGGGGGTGATTAACAATGCCGATTTTCAATCTGATGTCCGTTCCCGATTCAGATGAGTATACAGTAACGGATTTCTTGAGATGCAAAACAGAGAGCGTATACGTTTCAGCACGTGAAGCACTGCATAATTCCGATGTCTTCGCAATCGTCAACCTCATTTCGGGAGACCTAGCAACATCTAGAATACGTGCGTCAGCATCTAGAATGCAGGGTATGATTGACAATCCAACTACAATGTCCAATGGCCATCTGTTCTGGAAGTCTGTTTTCCTGCAGCTGCTACTAGGCGGAGAAGCCTATGTATACCGATGGCGCAACAGAAACGGGGTTGACTTGAGGTGGGAGTATCTCAGACCGTCACAGGTTGACGTTTTCGAACTGGATGACGGCTCTTCGCTTGTCTATAACGTCACGTTTGACGAGCCGGGAATCGGAATTGTCAACTCGATTCCCCAGTCTGACATGCTGCACTTCCGGCTTATCAGCAGAAACGGCGGCAAGACTGGCATTTCTCCGCTTGCATCGCTGTCTTCGGAGATGGCAATCAAGAAGGCCAACACGAATCTGACATTGACTGCGCTTAAACAGGCAATAGTATCGCCAGGCATTCTGACCATCAAGAAGGGCGGCCTGCTTAATGAGAAACAGAAAGCCGCTCGGTCAAGGCGTTTTATGGCACAGCAGGAGTCATCTAATTATGGTCCCGTGGTGCTTGATGACCTTGAAGACTACAAGCCGCTTGAAATCAAGTCCGATGTGTCGGCACTGCTCAATCAGACTGACTGGACGGCTAATCAGATTGCCAAGGTATACGGGATACCGGACAGTTATCTGAACGGACAGGGTGATCAGCAGTCATCACTTGACCAAATCAAGGGAATGTACACGAACGCTCTTAACCGCTACATGGGGACGATTCTCGGAGAGTTGAACAACAAGCTGAACTGTCGGTTCACTGCTGATTTGCGCCCTGCTGTTGATCCGTTGGGTGATGGCTATGCAACAAAGATTTCCGAGATGGTCAAGACCAACGCCATTGACGGCAACCAGGCACGATACATTCTGCAGAAATCCGGCTACTTCCCGGAAGACATGCCTGAATACTCGGGAATCTTGAAGGGAGGTGAAGACAATGACAGTAATTGAAGTCAAGGCGGATATTGTTGATAACGATACAGGTAAGTTCTATGACTGGATAGGATGGGATGCGGTATATCCTGGCAAGGTCTCTACTCTGCTTGACGGTGCCGATGAAGTTGAGGTCAACATCAATTCGAACGGTGGTGACGTGTTTGCCGCGTCAGAGATTTACACGCTGCTGTCACAGCATTCGGGCAAGGTTACGGTTAACATTCAGGGTCTTGCCGCGTCAGCTGCGTCAGTCATCGCAATGGCCGGTGATGTAGTGCATATCAGTCCTACGGCGCAGATCATGATCCACAAAGCGTGGACGATTGCTGACGGCAACGCTGATGATATGGCTCATACGTCAGAATTTCTTGAAGGAATTGATGATTCGATTATGAATGCGTATGTTGCCAAAACAGGGCTCAACAAGGCGGAATTGGCAAACATGATGGCCAAGGAGACGTGGCTTACTGCAAATCAGGCGGTCGACTACGGTTTTGCTGATGACGTCATGGATTTTGGCAGGTCAAGAGAGCCCGTACTTAACTCTATTGGTTATCCACAGGTCAGCCGAGCCGTTGTGGACAGATGGAAGAAGGCCATGGCAAGCGCAGAAGCCTATGAAAAGCAGAAAAAAACTGCTGAAAATAGAGACGCGGAAATTGTTGGAAAGAAGAAGCTGCAGGCCAAGATTGACCTGCTTTTTTAGTAGAAAGGAAGTAAAGCAATGCACGTAATGAACGTTAACGAATTGAAGCTGGCCTTCGATGAAGCCGGCGCAAAGGTACAGGAGCTCGAAGATAAGCGCGCCGACCTCATTCTTGACTTGAAGAAGGATGCAGATTCGCATTCTGCAGACGAACTCAAGGCCGTCAAGGATGAGTTGTCAAAGGCTGTTGTAGTCCGGGACGCGGCAGAAGAGGCATATGCCGACGCCCGAGCGGAACAGGTCGCAAACATGAAGGCAGAGGACAGGGAGTCGTTGACTGCCGATGAGAAAACACTCAAGAACAAGTTTGTATCAGATTTCAAGGATATGATTACAGGCGCAAAGGTGTTCAATAAGGTTGATTCCACTGTTGATACGTCCGGTTCAGCTGCAGGATTGACGATTCCGGAGGACGTGCAGACGACTATCCACGCTCTGGTCCGCCAGTATGATGCACTCCAGAACTACGTCAACGTTGAGAATGTCGGTACGGCCACAGGTTCCCGTGTCTACGAAAAGTGGTCTGATGTCACACCTCTTGCTTCGATTGATACGGAAGACGGGAAGATTGGCGACAATGACGACCCAAAGCTCACAACGGTCAAGTATGTCATTAAGCGCTATGCCGGCATTACTACGGCCACAAATACGCTGCTTGCAGACACGGCAGAGAACATTCTCGCCTGGCTGACCGGCTGGATTGCCAAGAAGGTTGTCGTAACACGTAATCAGGCTATTCTCACCAAGATTGCTGCTTTCGAGAAGAAGCCGACACTGGCCAAGTGGGATGACATCATTGACCTTGAAAACTCTGTTGACCCTGCCATCAAGGCAACATCGGTCTTCATGACCAACTCTTCCGGCATGAACGCTCTGCGCAAGGTCAAGAATGCAATGGGTGACTATCTTATGCAGCGTGACGTCACTGAACCGGGCAAATACACAATTGACGGCTACCGTGTGATTGAGATTTCAGACCGTTGGCTTGCCGATAATACTGGATCACACCCGCTCTACTTCGGTGACCTCAAGCAGGCGGTCACACTCTTTGACCGTCAGGCTATGTCTCTTATGACAACTAATATCGGTGGTGGAGCGTTCGAAACGGATACGACCAAGATTCGTGTCATTGACCGCTTTGATGTCGCCTCAACCGATGCCGAAGCGTTTGTTCCGGGGTCATTCAAGGCAATTGCTGACCAAAGCGCCTCCTTCTCTGCTTCTTCGGCAGGCAATTAGAAGGTGATTTAGATGGCGGTTAGCTTAGAGACATTGAAGGATTCACTGCGAGTTGATGATACTGTTGATGATGAACTGCTGACCGGCTATCTTGATGCCGCTTCGTCATTCATCATGAATGCTGTTGGGGCCGATGACGCAAGCTATTACGATAACAACGGGCGGTTTGACACGGCCGTTCTTGCGCTTGCGTCAACGTACTATATGTATCGCATGACAGCATTTACAGGCTCGGTTACTACAATCAACGCAACTATGAATTCGCTTATAGGACAGATGCGCGGGGAGGTGGCGGCACTTGAAGAATCTCAATCCAAGCCGGATGAGGGGTAAGGCCGCATTTGGGCATATGGGAGCAACCGACAGGAAAAATCCTAACACAGGACGTCCGATTCAGGGGTTTGTTCCCGACTTCTCCGTATGGTACGGAGAGTATTCCCTGTCAATGGCCGATAGCATTGCATACCACGGCATTGACCAAAGCATAGCGATGGTCATCTTCGTTCGTCACAACCATATCTTGAGCGACAAGTTCAAGGTACAAATCAAAGGCGAAGTTTACGACATTGTGAACATCAAGGAAGATGACGGTATTCCGCCGGTCGGATTTGACTTGATTACGCTGAAGAAGGTGGATAAGAATGGGTAACTCAAACGGTGTTAACTCAATCGGTCACGAAGAGTCATTTGAAGGAGTGCTTACCAGATTGGCCGAAGGGCTGACACTGGAGGACAGGAAACGTGCCAATAAGGCCGGTGCTGACATCTTTGCCGCAGAACTTAAGGCGAAGACACCTCGCTCTGATAGGATATACCATGACGGGACACCCCATATTCAAGATGCGGTGCTCGTCATTACAGAGCCGAGTGGCCGTGTTGACGTCGGCTACTCGGATGAGTCAAAGCGTGGCTATATTGCACGTTTCCAAAATGATGGCTGGATAGCGACTGACCGCAACGGATACAGTCACAAACACGTTCCGGGTAAGCATTTCTGGGAGGAGGCCGAGGTTGCCTCAAAGGACAGAATACAGGAAGCTATCAGGCAATCTCTGGAAGATGCCTTTGCAAGGAAGGTGAGTGACAAATG